GAAGTCTGGCCCCACTCACTTTCGTTACTGATTCACAGCTCCTGAGTCCAATGGCAACTCGGAGTCTGTTTAGCAAATTTCCCGACCCCCGCGAGCCCGAAGTGGTCTGACACGCGCGAGCGTGTCAGCACGAGCGGGGGTCCGAGGTGCCGCGCGCAGCCGAAGGCGTAGCGCGCGGCCGCCGAGGGCGTTGCACCAGGGCAGAGGGTCGCACTCCTCGCTGACGCTCGGAGTGCTTAGTGACCTTAAGAGGTAGACACCGACAAGTGAACAGTGCACGGCCTTGAAATTTTTATTTAGGGTTTAAAACCGAGTCTGAAGCTGACTCTGTAGGAGGGCATCCAGGGGTAGAAGGGGGAATTAGAGAGGTTGCTTCTCATAGGCCTGTCGAAGGCTTTACAGGCCTGCATCTCGGTCTCCCAGTCTCCTCTAGTAGGAGCGGGCTTTGCCTCTCTCTCTGGGAACAAATACACCCTGTTTACCGCTGGATGAATAGTAGGGGATTGAGGTGGACCCCCGCCTGGGTTTTGAGGACTTGGTGGAAGAGGTGCTTGAGCTGGACTCGTAGCTCTCGCTGGTCGCGGAGCTGCTTTCGGAGCTGGACTCTGAGTAGTTGTGTCGGCGTCTCTTCTTGCGAGATAAGGGTGCTTTCTTCCTCTGAAGTGGAGCTTTCTTCTTGCTTTTCCTCTCCTTCTGCTTCTGTTGGGGGGAACAGTCTAGGTCTCTTTGGAGCGATTGGATAGAATTCAAGATCGAGCGGTTTCTGGAGCATTCTTTTGAGAGCTTTGTCACCAAGCCACCCACGTCGCCAGTCCCACTGGTGGAAGGCGTATCTAGGCCCCACGGTAAGCGGGTCTGCAACTTGTACATCTCTAGGGTGTCTATAGGAATGGGGGTCTTGTCCGTCCGTGCAGGGATTTTTGATGGTCTGCTGATAAATCATATTACCACCCCATTTGAATCTGAATTTGTACTTGGCATTTATAGTAGTGTTTTTTAGTTCGTCCGGGTAGCTGAACGGTCCGCTCATGGCTATGTCAGTCATTACTTTCGTCTGAAAAGCTAGGTATGGTCTCCACCTGCTTTGCATCTCCACCGGTACCAGTCCTGATCCGTCCAACCACTTTCCATTGCCAAAGTTTGTGTCATAAAATACATAGCCCATTAGGGGGTTTTTGTCATCAAATAAGGGTGGTATAGTATAGGGACATATCACACATACTATATATTCAAAGTCCGGGTCTTGTTTTTCTTTTACACTCTTAATAAAGTCTCTATACCCAAAGCACGCGGCCCACAGTGGCTTGTCCTCCAGCACGTAGGTGCAGGAGGGTATATGAAACTGTGTATCAGCTTTCACTATACTTTGCAGCCATAATTTGTTACCTACTACTTTGTCATTTAGTGGATTGTAGGATATGTCTCTGTAGGCCATGGGCCAGTTTTCTATTGGGCTTGTTCTATAAGGACTGAGGAATGTTGGAGAGAACATGCCTATTCTGTATTCCCAGTAGTCTTTTGTAGGCATAGTGGATGTAATAGGTACGTGTTGAGCATTAAAGTTTGAGGTAGCTACTGATTGTACCGTTTCCCAGTGAAAATAGTAACTTCTGAGAGCTTTTAGGTTGTCATACTTGGGATTGTATGTGCAAAAGTTATAGTGTACAGATGTGTTTCCTGGTATGAATTTGTTTGGTCCTGTACCTGTAACCCACTCATTGTATGCAGTTAGTGTACTGAGTGTTCCTCCAGTGGAGCCATCAGGGTTGTGTGTGATTCTTTTGATGTAGCTGGGTACTAATACTTGTTGATAAAAAGACCCTATTTTATATAAATAGTCTCTAAATATGGAGTCAAAGGTACTGTCTGACAGGTTAACGGAAGTACCAATGCATTTGTTGTAGAAATTTTGCAGAACTTGGAAGGTTACACAAGGATTGTCAGTTTGTGGTCGGCAGAACGGATGTTGGAAGGAAGCTAGGCTAACCACAAATGACACAAGCTCAACGTCGCACAGGTCATGCTGTGCATACCATTTATCAACGAACATTTTAGGAGGTTCTATGTGTATTTTTATTTTAGCGCGACCCTTGGGGTGCGTGTCATAGCTGGGCACCAGGACTTTCTTTCTAGCTTTAATTAGTACCCCCGGGTGGTAGTTGGCTGAGCTGTCTTTATCTATAGTGAAAGGAGCTGCTGTGTCATACTGTACTATATAGTCTGTGTGTTTGTCTCTGTAGAAGTAAAAGTCACAGCCTAGGTATCTGGCCAGGTCTAGAATGTCATTGGATGTGCTCCATTTGTTCATGCCTCTTAGGTGCTGATCATATAGTACCTTTAGAGTGAATGTGGTGGTGCTGAAGCCACCTCCAAAGGAGAATTTCATAGTCTCTGTATCATCAGACCTTATGGCATAGTTATTGGCACTCATACCGTGTCCACATATAACCATGGGCAGCATGCCTGTTATTCTACATTTTCTAATATTATTTGGCTGCCACTGTTTAATTATCAGTCTCTTTCTCTTTCGTCTGAGGGTGTACCTGCGTCTGTACAGTCTGCGTCTCGGTCGCCCTCGCCTCCCTCTCCGTCTGCGCCTCCTTACTGTGTATCTCTTTCGATAGCGGCGAACAGGTCGTCGATATCTTCTGCGCGGTACTCGTCTGCGGCGTCCGCGGCGCCTCCATCTCCGTCTCCACGGCCAGCGGCGGCGGCGCCACCAGTAGGCCATTGCTGAGGTCCCGGGTTCTCGCTCCGGGTGTGTCTCCGCGGGCTCGGGGCTGGAAGGGCCCCCAGCACCGGCGCACCCTCAGGCGGGTCGTCCGGTGGTGTCTGCGGGCCTCCTTGAAGATTAAAACGTGCAAGTACACTAGTGAAGTGAATAACAGGATTAGTACAGCCACAAAAAGCAGCGTGGGCTCTGAACGCGGCCTCGACCCAATCTCTCTCCCTTGAGGGGACATGTCTCATCGGGGGACGCCACAGACTCATGGAAGATGCCTCCGGTGGAGTCTGCACAGCCAGCAGTAGCAGTTTCCTTTTCTTCTGGCGGTACACTCTGCCGAGAAACATTTTAAGAATGAAGACCCTAAGAGCCTTGCCCATAGCCCGGCCAGTCCCGAGCCCGAATTGCCCCTTGACTGCGGTGTGTAAACTCACCTCCGGCACCCGCCCTCGGGACGCTCGATCGCTCCTCCGTCGCGATCTCGCTGCGGACGGGCGTGGAAAACTCAG